GGGTTTTATTTCGCTGGCAGTCGGCGGTATCCGGCTGGGCTACAAGGCTACTGTTAAGAATCTGGCGCTGGATCTGGTGAACCGGGCTGAAAAGTCCATTATGGGTTCGGGGCAGGGGGCGAAGAAGAAAAAGCAGGTCTTCGCCGCCCTCCGCGCCAAATGCCCGGCCATCATCCAGTGGGCAATCACGGATGAAGTGCTGGATGCGGTCATTGAGCGTGCTTTTGACGCTATGACCGCGGCGCTGAGTACCAAAAAGGCTTGACGGATATAAAAACGCCAGCTAAAATAGAACCACTTGAAAAGCTATGGCTTTTGTAGAGAGTGGCATATCTTGAAAAAGATGTTCCACTCTTGATTTTTACATTTCGCCGCCCCGGCGGCATACAAAATCCCCCTGCATTGACTTCATCGGCCAGTGCAGGGGGATTTTTTTGTTTGTAAACTACCAAATGTCGCCGTCATCGGCTTCCTCATCTGGGGTGAGGGCTTCCAGCATATCCGCATCCAACTTACCCAAATCAAGGGAAATGCGCTTGCCGGTATAATAGCCGATCACAGTCAAAACCGTGCCATTGAAATTATATTGTTTGCTTCCGCGCAGGATGCGGAGAGCCTGCTCCAAATCATTCATATAGTAAACCTCATCCTATTTTGGTAATGTAAAAGCGGGTGGATCCTTTTGTCCAAGGGTTGTGCTTGTCTTCTTCCTCGAAGCGCTTCTTCATGGAAAGCGCCTGTTCTTCTGTGCAGGTTCCGCCAACGATTTTGTCATAGCTGTTTTTCACATAGTATTTGACACCGACGGCGGCGCCGTGCTGAAGCGCTTGCTCAAGCGTAAGCATTCAGTTCATACCTCCCATCAATCACCGAACATCCGGCGCTCAGCGGCTTCCTGGCGCTCTTTTTCAATCATGGCGGCAATCCGGGACTTCTCTTTGGTGCTGAACCCCCAAGCCTTTTCGCAGGGGATGGCAACAATGAAGCCGTCCTCATGGATGCCGTATTCATTGAAATCTTCGTCAACGTACCGCTTGCAGTTGTGCGGCCGGTCGTTGAAGTCGTATTCGACCTCATCAGGAATGCGGGTCAGCTTGCCCTTGATGGGAAAATTGTTCAGCTTTGCAAACTCTCGGATGGTCATGGCGCTTCTCCTTACTCAATCGCTTCTTCAATGCTGCTGGTGGCATCTTCCAGACTGCTTACCGCATCGGACAGGCTTTCACAGATTTCCTCGGTACGCTCGTACCGCTCGCCGCTCTGGAAGTTTTCAGGGATGTTGTCCCGGTATTCTTCTTCCTCGGTCTGGATTTCCTCAAGCTGCATCTGGAGGGTTTCAAGCTGGTCAACGATGGCCTGCAGGGCCTTTCTGCGCTCTCTGTTCATATATATTCTCCTTGATTTTTCATCGGTGGGTGGTTATAATTAAAAAGCGAGGGCGGCGGCTCCTACCCGCCGCCCTGCTCTTACGGATTACTTGTTATCCGTGGGGGTCTCGTTGCTCTGAATGATTCTGTTGGGTTTAATCGTGATCGTTATCCGCTCTGCAAGATCGGGATGTTCGACCAAGATTTCCAGCAGCTCTTTCAGAGCTTTTACTTTTTCATCCATCGGTCTGTTCTCCTTTCCGGTGAGCTTCCCGCTCCTCCTGACACCTATATTATACATCTTTTTGATTTACTTGTCAATGAAAAAGATAAACTTTTTTGATTTCATTGCAAATATTTTTGGTTGACAAATAGCTCAAAAAGATGTATTCTTATAATCAACAAGGAGGTGTTGACATTATGAGTGTTTCGGATGTTATCAAGGGTCTCTTGGCAATGTCAGGAAAGAAACAGGCCGAACTGACAAGCGTTTTGGGAATGAGCAGCAATCAGGCTGTAAATAATAAAATTAGGAAAAATAGCTGGTTTGCCAGTGATCTTCTCAAAGTGGCAGAATTATGCGGATGTAAGCTGGCTTTTGTGATGCCGGACGGTCAGTGCATATATCTCAGCGATGATGAACAGGAAAAATAAAAGGAACAGCCGCCAGCAAACATCGTAATGCTGGCGGCTGTTCCTTTAGTCAGAGGGTAGTTGTTTGACCTGAGAAGCGCCGAAGAATGATGCCCTGTAGGTTTGGCCGTCCCCCTTGCTGCTGTGGATAAGCACCGCCTGAAACAGAGCCTTTGCGCCATGCTCCACCATGTACCCGGCGGCTTTCCATCCTGCCCATGTGTTCACAGGCTCGGCCACCCCGGCGGCCTGCTGGGCTTCCTCGATGCGCTGGGCGTTGATCGGGGCGGCCTTTGCGCTGTTCCATGCCCGGTGCAGAGCTTCGGCAAAACTGCCCACGCCCTTGCGATACAGCTTCCATGCCTTGCACATGATGGCGGACAGATCAAACTTTTTCATAATGCCCTCTCTTTCTTTGGCTGAAAAGATAAAATAAAAAGCAGCAGGGGAGTGGGTTACTGACTTAGCATGCGCTCACGACTTACTGCGCTCCCGGCTCTTACTTCGCCCCTTGCCTTCCGGTCGTACTCCCTTGCTGTGATTATAGTATCCTCCATCTTTAAGAAAAAGACAACAGCAAAAACATGAAAATATAAATAAAATAAATTTATTTATCGCCCTGCTGGATGTATTGAGATTGAAGCGGAATTGCGGATTGTATATTTGGATGAGGAAGATTTTGGGCAAAAAAAGTCCCCAGACACCGAAGTGTCCGGGGAAAGGGGATAACTTACTTGTCGGACGTTATGGATCTGCACCGTGGCGTTGCAAGCCTGCTTCGGGTCAAATCATCCAAATCTTCTTCTTGAACCAGAAGATCGGAGATTTTGCAGTCCAAGGCTTTGCAAATCAAATCAAGCTGTTCCAAAGATACCCGGTCGGTCATCTCATGGTAAAGATCATTGATTGTGTTTCGCCGGATTCCAGTTGCGTCTGCAAGTTGCTTCTGAGTCCATCGCTTTTCGCCTAAGCGGACGGACAACAAAATCCTTAACATCAGCCATATCTCCTTTGCGGAGAGTGTAGCATAAAAGGATAATCTATATCAGCAAAATGATATTTGATATCGTATTTTGATATTTTCGATTTGAGGGCGAGTGTGACTACCGATTGACTACCACGGTGCTTTTTCGTATTTGCGCAGTCCTTTGTAGAATAGCGTATATTCGTTGTTTATTTTTGCTTTTGCACCAATGGAGTGCGGGCTGGAATGACTCTTAATCAGTGGGCCCAGGGTTCGAGTCCCTGGAGGTGCACCAGATATTGAACGTCAAATCGTAAGATTTGGCGTTCTTTTTTGTTATGTAACCCCGAAAAATCGGGGCTTGCACGGTCAATGCACGGTTTTTGCACGGTTGGAGTTTTCATAGGAATCCTCTGCATGGGCTGGAATTACTTTGAAATGCGTGGTAAATTTTGCAGGTCAGCAGAGCCAGACGGAGCTGCGCCTTTACTTCGGGGTCTGCATTCTTCAGAAGCTCCAGCAGAGCGGTCATAGAAATGGTCGGTTCGTCTGCGGCGGGCACAGCCTGCGGGCTGGGGCTTTCCTGTTTGGCATAGAACCCTTCCTCGAACTTCTTCCCCAGTTCAACACGAGAGGACTGCTGGATATGGGCGTAGGTGTTCACCAGCATATCTGCCGTAGCGTGTCCAGTGGTTCCCTGAACGGCCTTCACATCGCCGCCGGAGATCATCAGCTGATAAGTCGCACTGGAATGCCGCAGACCGTGAAAGACGATGCTGGGAAACTCCGGGTGTGCGTCCTGCCATTCGGGATCTGATGCCGGGCACAAAGCGTTTTGGAGAGCTGAAAAAGTCCATCGGTCATGTAACTCAGAAGGTTCTGACCGCTCAGCTGCGGCAGATGGAGGAAAGCAGAATAAGTAAAAGACGGAGTGCTGTGCATTTGTGCAGCACCCCGTCTTTTATTTGTGTTCATCTGCGCCCGGCTCATAGAGCAGCTCCAAATAGGGGTGCTTCCGGATGGCGGCAACCACCTCATCCAGGCGGGTCGCGCAGAAATTCTGGCAGCATAGAGTTTGTGCCGATAGAAATTTTGCGTACAGTAGATTTTGGAAATCTTCTTTGATGCCGCAAATCGTAGGCGGTGCCCATGGTTAGATAGATCTCGTCCTGCGGCAGAAGATCAATAAAATTGCGATAATAAACTATTTGCCCAGATGCCAGATGTCGCGGTCGTACTCGGCAATGGTGCGGTCGGAGGAGAACATGCCCGCTTTGGCAATGTTCACCAGACACTTGCGCCGCCAGCCTTTCGGGTCGCAGGCGTAATCGCTGAGGGCCTGCCCCTTGCGCACAACGTAGGCGTTGAAGTCCGGCAGGGTCTGGAACCAGTCTTTATGGATCAGCTCGTTGTGCAGGCGGGTCAGGTTTTCGGCGTGACCGGCGGCCAGCATCTCCGGGCCGGTGAGGAAGTTGATAGCGCGGCGGATGTTGGCATCCCCCTCCACCCACTGGGCGGGGTCGTAGTCGCCCACGGCGTAGCGGTGGATGACCTGATCGGAGGTCTGGCCGAAGATATAGATGTTCTCCTCGCCCACCTGCTGGCTGATCTCCACATTGGCACCGTCCATGGTGCCCAGCGTCAGCGCGCCGTTCAGCATGAACTTCATGTTGCCGGTGCCGGAAGCTTCCTTGGAGGCAAGGCTGATCTGCTCGGACAGGTCACATGCAGGGATCAGCTTTTCGGCTGCCGTCACATTGTAATTTTCGACAAACACCACCTGCAGCCAGGGGGAAACCTCGGGGTCCTGCGCAACGACCTTGGAGAAGGTCAGCAGCGCATGGATGATGTCCTTGGCGATGATGTAGGCCGGTGCCGCCTTGGCGCCAAAGATGCTGACCAGCGGCACAGCGGGCAGGTGCCCTGCCTTGATTTCATAATACTGGTGGATGAGGTAGAGCAGGTTCAGCTGCTGGCGCTTGTACTCATGCAGGCGCTTGGACTGAATATCAAAGACAGCCTTCGTGTTTACCGTGACA